CGCCGCAGCACAATTCCAATTAACTACACAATCTCAAGGTGATACTGTCCTATCATCTAACCGTTCAATTATTGCTTCAGGAATAGTATACGCGGTTAACCAATTTACCAGTGACGAATTTCCTCAACTAAGTCACGACATGGATGTATTACCACAGATGTGGACTAACGGCTACTTAGTTGCTGTTGACACAATCTATCTTGGTGGCGAGGCTTCTACCGGATGGCTTGAGGATGTTTACTGTTCTATTACTCTTGAGTGTACTGTTGAAACTATGTCCGAAGCGTCCGCAATGGCTCTAGCATTATCCCAGCAAGGCGCATGAGGTGGTTAGTATAGCCACCGTTGAGCAAATGGCCGAGGATTACCTCACGCAACAAGGTGAGGCTCTATGCGGCGTTATGGCTCAAGCATTAATTGAGAAAGGAGTCCCTTCACCAATCGCGAGAGCTTTAGCAAATAGAGCATGCAAACCCGCCGCCCGTTCAGGAGCAAAAACCGTTGTTCAAGGTGCTAAAAAGGCAGTAAAAAGATCTACTAGCGCGTACAATCGTAAATACAAAACAGCGTTTAAGAAACTTGCACCTAAGTATAAATTAAAGTCGGGCAAGTGGAAAAAGAACGGTTTCAAGTCGGCAGTACGCGCAGCACACAAGGCGGTAAAGAAATGAAGAGAACAGGAAGATATCTGACATTGTCAAATGACATTAATTCGTTGACACCACCAGGCTCAATTGCATCTAGTGATTATAGATTGGCAACTATTTTTAGTGATGACCGTGAGAACTATGGTTGGAAGATTGTAGATATTAAACAATTAATTCCAATTGGAGCGACAGCAAGGCCGGGAGCATGGGCGTTAATGTCCATTAGACCGGATTCATTTGATGATGTCGCTACATTTTCTGTATGGGCAGCAACTCGTCAACCGTTTGATAATTCTTTAATTGGGACTTTTGTATTATCAATAGGCGATAATTATTCACTACGCACAGAGCATGTCGCAACTAATCATCTGAGTTTGTTTTACAATGATGGCGATATCCCATATTACAACATTACTTTAGAAGAATATGAAATAAGCTCTAGAGAAGAAATAATGTTTAAGATAAAAGAAACTAGCCAGTCATTGAGTGATATATCATGATGGGTAATACAGAAGACTTGCTAAAAGAAATCATAAAGATTCTTAGAAGGTTGGAAAAGAAGTGGAAGCAATAGCACCAATAGACAAAGAACAAAACGAGAGAATCGTTTGGTGTGAAAGATTACTCTATCTTATTGTTCTTCTACAGTTTCCTCAACTTGCTTCTTTAATATAATCCAAGTGTCCCAATCAATACAACCCCGATTGTATAATAATACCAGTAATGTTTTACTTGGTACAGAGGTTACATCAAATTGTTGGTCAAGTTTCTGTAAGATGGCTGACTTTACCCACCTTGAACGCGATTGTGTCCAATCTAACTCGTTATCAAGCCTCATCATCAAACTCACAGGGATTCCAATGGAAACTGGGACAACTTTGTCACGACTTCTAGGTCTAGGCAACACGCATCACCTCTATTGGATATGATTTGTAACCACAAGTCATACATTTTTTTCTAACATATTGAGTTAAAACACAATCAACCCAAATCTTAGGATATTCAGTTCTCATATTATCTTCACCACAATTAAAACAAATCATTCTTCTCCCTCCTTACATTTGCAATATCTCCAACCTTCCTTTGCAAATTCTTTGTATTTGTAATTACAGATATCACAAATACTTTTGTGTAAACCAATCATTCTTGTTCAGCTCCTAACATTTTGTTAAGATAAATAAGAAACTCAAGGCAATCTTTTTTATCAAAGTACTGTTCGTTACGAGATAATGACCTTTCTAAGTGTCTAATCATCAATTCTAGTCCGTGTCGGGCTTGATTTATTCGGTTTTCGTCCGTCATGATGTGTCCTAAGTGGCTAAAGTATATAATTGATTCGTTATTAATACTACAAAACCCTTATTTTTCTTGTAGAGTGAGGTACTCCGTACTACTTACACCCTACAATACGGTAGAGATGATTAGGCTATGACAGCACATATACTATAAACTACCTCCTATCATGATAGGTACATGGTCAGAAAATCAGACTCATTTTTTATCCGCCAAACTTTAAACATAAACAACCTTGGAACTTTTGAACAAACTCCCCTAGATTTGGGAGCTTATGTTGATGCACTTGGTAAGAGTGTGCTTAGAGTCCACAATATCGCAGTTACATTCAGCGACTCTACCGGGAATGCTGTACAAGTAAACGCTGGAGTTGATAGCGCCGCAGCACAATTCCAATTAACTACACAATCTCAAGGTGATACTGTCCTATCATCTAACCGTTCAATTATTGCTTCAGGAATAGTATACGCGGTTAACCAATTTACCAGTGACGAATTTCC